CGTTATAGTTGTCAACAACAATCACTCTGTCAAGTAATGACATGACCGGTAGGGGTTATATTAAGGGACCGCTTTGGGGGTTCAGCACAAATGGCTGACGAGGACGTGATATTCGTGGACCGACTGCGAGCTCCGTGGTGTATCCTTTGCATGTGCTGTAAAAGATCCCTAACAAATGACGAGAGAAAAGATTTTTTAAATAAGGGTTTAAAAACTTTTAAGAAATGGAATAATGGGAAGAAGCGTTCGTTTGGCTGCTGCGAGACTTGCTGTGTATTTTTAGCAAATGAAGAGGCAGAAAAAACTCGCGCAGAAGAGATTCATTTAGAAGCAGATGGTGTGCAGCTTTTTTGTGGAGCCCCTTTGAGAGATATTTCCATGAACTGTCGCTATTGCTTAGCTGTGCTAACTTTTTATGACAAGTACTTAAATAAGGAGAACAGACTGCCCTTTTGCCTACGCAGGAAAAAGTGGAGAGGCACTTGTGAGAAGTGCCTGAAAGACAAAAAACAGTGCTGATCATGCACGATCCAGCATTGTTCTCGTCCTCAGGAGAGCAGCCTCCAGAAGGGATTGTGCTTGAATTGCACCCACTTAATACAGGCAATCATTTAGTGACTGTACCTGGGACGACAGAGGTGACTTCGTCACCTAGGTGTCAAGAGGAGGGGCCAAGGTTGTGCTTGTATTATATATGTACTGTATGTGCTTGGTGTCAGAGTCACCTGCGCCTGAGTGTGTCAACGTCCGATTCCAGCCTTAGAAAATTTCAAGAGCTTTTGTGTGGTGACTTGACAGTCGTTTGCACACCCTGTGCCCGAAATGGCAGAAGATAAAGGTACTAAAGGCGGTGGGGGAATGGTCAGTGGTTCGTGGTATTTGGATGTGGAAGCTGAATGTGATGAGCCTGACAATCTTTGTGACTTAGAAGCTTGTTTTGATAAGTCTGACAGTGATGATGATCCAGAATTCATTAGTAACTCTGATGTTGAGGAGGGGAATTCTTCGGAACTCTTACACAATAATCATATGCTAGCCAAAGATGGTGAGCAGATCCAACTGCTAAAGCGAAAGTACATGTCCCCAAGCCCAGATAAAGAATTAAGCCCGAGATTAGCATTAGTGTCAATTTCTGCTAGCCACTCTAGTAAGAGGAGGCTTTTTCCAGAGACGAAGGACAAGCATGAAGCTAGCAATTCTTCTGGGTCGGTTTCGTCCACGCAGGTTGGTTCAAATAGCCAGAGCTATAATTCCGAGGACTTGAGCATTGCAATTCTTAAAAGCAAAAATCAGAAAGCAACAGCTTTAGCTCAGTTTAAAGAAGCCTTTGGTGTCAGCTTTACAGATTTGACTAGGTCATTTATTAGCAATAAGACTTGCACTCAGCACTGGGTTGTAGCTGTGTTTGGACCGAACAGTGACATTTTAGATGGCACTGGTACACTCTTAGAACCCCACTGCACCTTCTTGCTTAAGTGCACATGCTTTGCAGACCGTGGGCCTATAATTCTGCTTCTTATAGAATTTAAAGCCAGTAAGTGTCGTGATACAGTGCAAAATTTATTGAATAATATTATGAGGGTTGAGCATCATCAGATGTTGCTTGAACCTCCAAAAATAAGGAGCCAGCTTACAGCTTTTTTTTTTTATAAAAAGACTATGGCAGGAGGCTGCGACGTGATTGGCAAGTTGCCTGATTGGCTGACTCGCCTCACTGTGCTCAGTCACCAAGGCGCCACAGAAGCATTTGAGCTTTCGAGAATGGTGCAGTGGGCTTATGACAATGACATGTTAGAGGACAGTGAAATCGCTTATTATTATGCACAGCATGCAGACGTGGACAGCAATGCAGCAGCATGGCTCAAAACTAATAACCAGGCCAAATATGTTAGAGACTGTGGTAACATGGTCCGGCTTTATAAGCAGCAGGAAATGAAAAACTTAACCATGTCAGAGTATATTTACAAAAGGTGCTGTAAAGTTGAAGGCTCAGGCGATTGGAAGCATATTTTTAAATTGCTAAGGTATCAGGATGTTAATATGATACAGTTTTTAACATCTTTTAGAGACTTACTAAGTTGCAAGCCTAAAAGACAGTGTCTGGTTATATATGGGCCACCAGACACAGGGAAATCATACTTTTTATACTCTTTGATTTCCTTCTTAAAGGGAAAAGTCATTTCATTCACAAACAGCAAAAGCCATTTTTGGCTGCAGCCTTTGCTTAATGCCAAAGTTGCATTGCTAGATGATGCCACTAAAGCTTGCTGGAACTATATGGACTGTTATATGAGGACAGCTTTAGATGGAAACGCAGTGTCTGTAGATAGCAAGTTTAAGGCACCAGTGCAAGTAAGGCTCCCCCCTTTATTAATCTCTACAAATGTAGAGCTCCCGTTACTCGAAGAATATAAGTATTTGCACTCCAGAACGATGTGCTATTGCTTTGCAAAGCCATGTTTATATGATGACGAAGGAAATCCCTTATTTAACTTAACTGACAGACATTGGAAAGGCTTTTTCCTGCATTTGGAACAACAACTAGGCCTCAACTTTAGTGAGAAGGATGAAGAAGCTAGCGGAGCATTTAGATGCATGCCAAGAACAGATGCTGGAATTGATTGAGAAGGACAGTCAAGAATTAGAGGACCAAATCGACTACTGGGACTTGGTCAAACGTGAAAACTTGCTGCTGTTTGCAGCAAAAGAGGCTGGCCTGTCACGGTTAGGCTACGAGCCAGTGCCACCCACCAAAGTGTCAGAAGGCAAAGCCAAAAATGCAATAATGATGAGTATCAGCTTGCAGTCCCTGCAAAGTTCAGAATTTGGTAGAGACCCCTGGACACTGCCCCAGACAAGCCTTGAGGTGTTTATGTCTAATCCCTCTAACTGTTTTAAAAAGAATGGAGAACATGTGGAAGTGTTATTTGATGGGGACAAAAACAAAGCTGTGATTTTTGTCAAGTGGGGTGAAGTGTATGTGCAGGATTTGTTGGGTGCTTGGCACAAATGTCCTAGCCATGTTGTGTACGAGGGTATTTACTATAACCACCCTGACTACGGAAGAACCTTTTACCTCAGGTTTGAGGAAGAGGCTGCAAAGTATGGAGCTCACAAACCATGGCAGGTGATGACCACTAACGGCACCCTTTTGCACTCTCCTAGTGAATCCTCAAACTCCGCCGACGGGTCGGAGGAGTCAGCTGCCCCCTCCCCCGGCCCCTCCATCGAAGCGCCGCAGCGGCTTTCCTTTTGGGGATCGCCTGCAGGAGGGCCTGAACGGGGACGGAGAAGACGGAGTGAAACGCCGAGGAAACGGTCTTTTGGAGACCGGAGGCCCAGGCCCCAAACTCCGTTGGGAGGACTCAGACGGAAACGAGTCCGAAGAGGAAGAGGAGGAGGCCTTGGGGTTAAAGAGCTTGCTGAAAAAGCTGGAGGACGACTTGCAGGAACTCCTGGACAGACTGCAGAAGGAGGTGGACACACTTCCACGGCGCCTGGCCACTATCCTGTCCTAATTGGCAAAGGAAGGCCAAACTGTCTGAAGTGCTGGAGAAATCGTTTTGGCGTGAGCCATAAAGGTCTTTTTCTAGACTGTTCTTCAACTTTTTCCTGGACTCAGACTGGGGGGGGAAGAGGTGTCGATGGGGTCATCCTCATTGTATTTGAAACAGAACAACAGTTGCAAACTTTTGTAGACACTGTACACAGGCCTACGAGCATTTCATTGCGCAGAGGGGGAACTGTTTTGCGTGCTGGCTGCTTTTAGCGGGTGCAGACAGGGGTAGGGGTGTATTAGATCAGGGGCGATAATCATGAGTGCACTGGCTCAAAGATAAGGTTAAGGGCGGGTTGTGGGAGGATATTTATTGGGGAATGCGTGCAGAGGGTGCTTGTGCAGGTGTGCTTATTTGCAGCTTGCTTTGTATAGTGGGTATGCGCGGTCCACACATTTCAACTGTGTTGTCACTGTTATGTCTGCTGCGACAATGTCACGGAGTCGGGTTAAACGTGCTTCTGCAGAAGATTTGTACCGTCAATGCCAACTTGGCGCTGACTGTCCTCCAGATGTCAAAAATAAATTTGAAAACAACACTGTTGCAGACCGCATATTGAAATGGGTAGCTGGGTTCTTATACTTAGGCACATTAGGGATTGGGACTGGGAGGGGCACAGGGGGGCGAGGAGGGTATGTGCCCATTGGACGGGGCCCTGGCACCACAACAGAAATTGGGGGCACGCGCACACTGAGGCCAGTAGGCCCTGTAGAGCCTATTGGACCTGGCACACCCACTGTCATAGATGCAACTCCCCCTGTAGATGTGGTAGAGACTCCAATAGACCCCACACTGACTGATGTCAGACCAACTGACCCTTCTGTGTTTGAACCAGGGGGGGAAGACATTGAGCTGGAAACACTGCAGCCTGAGGAAGATGTCCTTGCAGGCTCTAACCCTACAACTGACCTGCCAACTGTGGGAGAGCCCAACATAGATTTCACTGAAACCTCCTTTACAGAAGTGAGGCCCCCTGTCTCCAGAACTGCTGACATTTCAGAAACAAACCTAGATAATGCAGCCTATAATGCAGCTGTAGCTGAGTTTGCAAGAGAAGCAAACCAAGTATCAGTCATCTTTGATGCTGAAGTTGGTGGGTCAGTGGTGGGGTCTGAGGAATTTGAATTAGAGGAAGTCCCCTTAACAAGCACACCTGAAAATCCTGCAAGGCCTGCTGGGAGAAGGAGAAATTGGGGCTCTATGTATCATAGGTTTATAAAACAAGTACGCCTTGGCTCCACCTCATTTAGCAGGGCAGATGTAGGCGGACGATTTGAATTTGAAAATCCCGCCTTTGAAGGGGATGTAGGGGTGTCAGAGGAAATGATGCAAACCAGAGACTTGGGTGAAGTTGTCATTGCCAAAGGACCTGAGGGGAGAGTCCGTATGAGTAGGTTGGCACGAATACCTGGCATGCACACTAGAAGTGGACTGGAGCTTGGTGAGCATGTCCACCTATTCGCTGACATGAGCACCATAGAAGAGCTCCCATTGGAGGAAACAATCGAACTCAGCACTTTCTCCAATCCTCAAGGCGTATTGGACTCTGGGCCTGTCATAATAGAGTCTGAAATTGGCGCCACACAGGGTGTGGTGGTCAATGAGCAAACCCCAAACCCATTTGACAATGCAGACCTCGGCAACACTGTCTCTGAAACTGCAGACTTACTTGAATGGGGAGTTGAGGACATTGAACTTTTGGCCCAGGAAGACTATAATTTCACAGGCGGACGCCTAAGGCTTTTAGATGTAGAAGAAGCTCCAGATATTGATGACTGGACATTGGAGTCTCCAAGAAAAGCTTATGCTGTAGCCACAATCAATAAGGACAGCAAAAGCCAAATACCAGTTAAAATCCCAGTGCATGTAGACCCGTCAGATGTAGTGGTTATTAGCTACACAGCAGATGTTAGCATTTTCTCTCTGTTTGAGCCCAGCTTATATAGGAAAAGAAAATATAGCTATCTGTATTGATTTTTTTGCAGGATGTGGAACAACTCCAGTAAAGTTTATCTGCCACCAACGCAGCCTATTGCAAGAGTACTGTCAACAAAAGAATATGTCCAAACCACTGGATACTACTACCATGGTCAGAGTGAACGGCTCATAACTGTTGGTCATCCATTTTACCCAGTTTACAATGAGGAAAGAACTAAAATAGTAGTTCCACAGGTGTCTGCAAATCAGCTCAGAGCATTCAGAATCAAACTGCCAGACCCTAACAAATTTGTGTTTGCAGACCCAAACTTTTATAATCCTGAAACACATAGGCTGGTTTGGCTGCTAAAGGCCATTGAAATTGGTAGAGGAGGCCCATTAGGTGTAGGATGCACAGGCCATCCCTTTTTTAACAAGATTGACACTGAAAACCCTAATAAATATCCAAAGACAGACAAGGATGATCGCATGCACACATCTTTTGACCCAAAGCATTGTCAGATGTTTGTAGTAGGCTGCAAACCCTGCATAGGGAGTCACTGGGGTCTTGCAAAGTCCTGTGTGGACGCGCACAATCCTGATATTGATGAGCACTGCCCTCCAATACAACTAGTTAATTCATTTATTGAAGATGGAGATATGGGAGATATAGGCCTTGGCAATATGGACTTTCTCTCATTGCAAGAAGACAGGTCTTGTGCACCATTAGAAATTGTCACAAAGAAATGTAAATTTCCTGACTTTCTAAAAATGCAGGCCGAGGCCTCTGGGGACTCTATGTTTTTTTATGGCAGAAAAGAGTCCCTATATGCTAGGCACATGTTTTCTAGAGTGGGAAAAAATGGAGAAGAGTATCCTCACCCTGTAGAGCCCAGCGACTACATCTTGCCAAGTGCAGACGCTGAAGATATGGACAGACAGTCTGCAGCGGCCCCCTTGTACTTTGCTACTCCCAGTGGGTCTTTAAATGCAAGTGACAGTCAGCTCTTTAACAGAGCTTACTTTCTCAGGAACTCTCAGGGTCCCAACAATGGAGTGCTGTGGAATAATGAAATGTTTGTGACAACCATGGATAATTCCAGAAACACAAACTTTACAATTTCCATTGCTCCTAATCCCACTGCTCAATATGATGCCACGAGAATCAAGTATTACATGAGACATGTAGAAATCTATGAGCTGATGTTTGTTTTAGAAGTGGGAAAAATTGAATTAAATGGCACAGTACTAGCTCATATAAATGCAATGAATCCCTCTGTGATTGACAGTTGGAATCTTGGGTTTGTTCCAATGCCCACCTCAACTACTGAGGACACATATAGATTTTTGGACAGTTTAGCTACTAAGTGCCCAGCCGATGTAGTGCCAGAGAAAAAGGATCCGTATGACGGCTATAGTTTTTGGGAGGTGGATTGCACAGAAAAAATGACCATGGAACTTGACCAGTACCCCCTAGGACGTAAATTTCTAGCTCAGCGCTTTACAGCTCGTCCTCGAACGACCCTAAAGAGACCAGGTGTGAGAAAAAGCACAGCTGCAAAGAAGCGCAGGAAATGAGTTGTAAATGTATGCATACTTGTCATGCTGCAGCGGTTCCGTATGTAAACTTGTGTAAATAAACTTATCAATTCCCACCGAATTCGGTCTGTTACTGCGTGTTCTTCGACTGCACCCACCCATAAGTGGTCGCACCTAATTCGTTTGGAATGCTAGAATGCAACCGCGCCCGGTTGGCAGCTCCTCTTAACCTGCAGGTGCACCAGTTCCGAGCCAAATAGCAAGATCGGATCAGCCCGACACTAATCCTTCCAGCTGGCACGAACCCTCGGACTTTAATCCCTGAATCAATAAAGTCTTGTCTGCGAAAGCAGTTTCGGTGAGTACGACCGGTTTGGTTCTCACTAATCTTCATTATTC